CCGTGCGCCTACTTCAGTAGTTAAAGACTGCCCCGGTATGGGAGCATCAAATAAATTATTCTCTTCAGCCATTGTTTAGACCTGCCCTTAATTTTTGTAACTGTACAAACTGATCCATTAAATAATCAGAAGAACCCTCACCACCATCTGTGTCTTCCATAGATTTGTTTCTATTCATCAAGCCACCAGACACAGGTTTTTCTACGGGTGGTGTTTTTGTCATAGCTTTATCCATGTAACTTTTGTAGGCTTTAACACCCTGTCCTTGTAGTGACATATTATTCTCCTATAAAAATGGTATGTTGAATGTTTTACCAATATAACCTAGAGCTAGCTTACCAGCAAAGTCTCCTATAGCACTAGACGATGCTGTATCTGCGGCGTACTCTGCTTGAGTTCTTTCTCGACCTGCGGCTAAGTGACTAAGCGACACTGCGTTTTGTCTGTCACGCTCACCTTCAGAGGAAGACCACGCCCACTCCATAAGATCACCATGCTCTTGCCACAGATTAGAGTACGCTTGATTAGATATACCAAGTATGTTAGTGGCATTAACTTCATTAGTTCTATTGATTGCTGCAGTTGAAGCAGTTGCAATTTCCCTACGCCAGTTGGCATTAGACTGAGCAATAACTAAACTGTTGCTTGCGTTAAACTGGTCACGCTGATTACTAAGCTCAGAGTTAAATTTTTGTACTGTATTAGTTTGTCCATCATTAAACTGAGCCATTGCGTTAGTTTGTGTAGAATTAAATTGACTAGTCTGAGTTTCAAGGTTGGCAAAGAATTGATCTGTTTGATTTTGACTTGACGCATTAAACTGTTTAGCTGCATTGTCTGCCGCTGTGTCGCTAAACAAAGACTGTACACGTTGCTGTGCCTTAAACATCTCTGTTTGTTGTTTAGCATTGAGGTTAGCCATGTCAGTATCTAGAAATGTTTGTGCGTTCTTTACTGCAGCTGCCTGACGATTACTCAAGTTAGCCATATCTAAGTTAGACAGTGCCGCTACCTCACCCATAAGAAGGGCTTGTTTGTTGCTCATGTTAGATAGTGACATCGTGTTAGCAGCACGACTATTTTCAAGAGCAACTTGTTGGGAAGCATTAAAGTTCAGGTTGGCTATATCACTAACCTTAGCTGCATTAGCTACTCGTGACTGAAATCCTTGATCAAACTCTTGACCCATAAACGTAGCACGTTGTTGTGCTGCAAGCATAGCACGTTGCTGACGGTTTGACAAGTTCTGTGTTTCAAAGGAAGCCTGTGTCTGTGCGTCAGCCATAGCAATAGGCAGTGAGGACTCCATAGCGGCCTGTACAATAGCCTGTCCAGCCATGCTACTAGCACCTAGGCCACGTGCTGCCATAGCTGCTGTGGCTGCTCTCATGCCCCCTGCGGCCCATGCTGGTGTACTACCACCCTCAAAGTCCATCATCAAGGTATCAAGCTGTCCCTTTACAGTAGCTTTAGCTGTAGGTGTGGCAGTCGCTGCTTGTACTTCTTCCGTAAACTTAGCTGCAGTATCTGCATTTGCTACAGGATCAATACGCTCACCAATTTCCATGACACGACTTGCAGTGTCAGCTACATTTACGGATGTACCTTCTGTTGTCGCAAGGTCAGATACAGAGCTTTCTGTTTGTTGTTCTGCTGCTACCTTTGAACTGTCACTTACTGTACCCTGTACAGCTGCAGTCTTTGCTAACGTAGCATCTATTCGTGGATCATTTTGTGTTGCAGTAACTGTATTTGCTGTAGTAATTTCAGGTACAACTGCAGTTGTGGCAGTAGAAGTTGCAGGCGTAATTACAGGAGCGACAGTACTTACCTGTCCAGCAGTAGCGGCAATGTCTTGTTCTACAGAAGGGTCAGTACCTACAGCAGTAACTACACCACCCGTAGGTACTGTAGGAGTTCTCATACGATCAATGGTATCTTTTTTAATCTGTGGCAATGTATTAACTGTACCACCTTCCGCATAGTTATTACGTACCATACCACCATTCATCATTTGAATAGCTTTCTTATTGTACATATCCATGCGTTGTTTAGCTTCAGGAGTTTCTTCTAAGTAACCAGCAAAGTTTTCCATATCACCACTAAAGCCCATAGTACCTGCTATACGCTCTAATGCTTGTGGTTTAAATCCTTGAAACTGCATAGACATTCTTTATTCCTTTTATTGTCATACGACAAAGTATACTGCATACGTTTTTATTGTCAAGTAACTTATTGTTACAATAGTTACCACTTACCTTGTTTACTACTGATAAATGATAGTACTAAAATCAAAGCGCCTACACCAGATATTATTAATAGGCCAATCAACACACTACTTACTATGTTATCAAACAGTTCTTGTTTCTTGTACATCTCGTCTTGTCTGATCTTACGCATCTGACCTTCAATTTGTAACACTTCTTCCCATGCTGATGGGCCATAAGTCCATGATATGTGGTCTTTAATTTCCTTACGCATATGTTCCATCTTCTTCTTCTGTGCAAAGATTTCAATAGCGTTAGCACTGTTGTCAGATAGAGCCTTGTAGAATGGTGGGTTCTTTGATTTATCTTCTGCGTATTGAAAGTCACTGAAAGCAGAACCCCACTTAGACAGTGTACCACTCATTTCTTGTATGTCTTTACCTGCACTTATACCCTGCTTGAGTATATTAAATGCAGAAGTTGCAAGACCAACAGCAGTGATGGGATCAATCATCTAGCTATTTCCTTGCGTGATTAGATGTTACTACGTTTAGGGCTTCTTTTATTGCAGTAACATTAGCATCAATACGTGCTATCATTATATCATTCTCATGTATCTCATCACCTAACCTAGATGCATCCATACGCATTTCTGATATGTCCATACGATTGTATCTAATATCTAACACCATTGCTGAGACAGCCCATACGACAGCTGCCCCCTGTACTAGTAAAGCACCTGCTATTGTTACGACTGTCCAGTTAATGTTCATTAAGATACCCTAATTTAATGTCTTACTTATTCTGCTTATTCTTACGGTGAGGTAGGCCATGTAATTGTGTCAGGAAAACCAGACTGTGCTGGGACATTACGCAGCAAAACTCTGTAGCTTGCCCATGCAGACTTATTAGCAGGGGCATCAGATACTTGTGTCCAATCAGATGAAGACAACAAATCATTACGAGTAGCCCGTACCAGAGATTCTGCATTAGCTGCATCGGCTGCAAGTTCATCAGATGTTTTGTCTCTAACAGTCCACTCATATGTCCACTGACCATCTACATCTGTGGCTGTTGTGTTCCGTGCAACTACTTGCGTTGCACTGTTGTAGGTAGGGGCATCGGCAACTACGACAGTGTAAACGCCATAGATTGCAAGAGTAGAGGCCTCGACTACCTTCGGAAATGAGACAGTTTTATTGTCACGGCGCAGTTGGCCTAAGTTGTAAGCCTCTTGATTTCCGTTTGTGATTTTAATGTACGCCATCTGTGGATGCTCCTTTGCTGGGATGGTTATGATATTTCTATAAGGTAGCCCATAGCGGGGGAGTATTTTCTAGGTGTTTCTCCTGATGTTGCGTTGCCACCGGAAAACACTACATTCAAAGCGTCTGCTTTATTGTATGCCACAACTCCGTAAGATTTACCTGTGCCGTTATCCTGAAAGCTGCCGCCTTGATCCATTGTTTGACTGACGCTACGAGTGCCACCTTGGTCCCAAGCCTGTGAGAAACCAAAACATATAAAAGCCTTAACTCCTGCCGTGGTATTATCCGCAGCATTAAGGGAAATAGTAGGCGTGTTTGGGCTGCCTGCGCCTGTTTGGGTATCCCTAACTGTCATTGTAGCGTCTGCAGCTTTAGGTCTTAAATGCACAGCGTACTCAATATTACTAGCAAGACCAGAATGTTCAGGGTATGCCTCACCGTCAGATGCGACACGGCGGATTGCTGCTCGGATATGAACCCTGTAAGAGCCAGTCCAAGTGTCTCCTTGAAGAAATACCTCATTTGTCATTGTTAGGCTGTAGCTGCCTGACGGAACAGTTATACCCCCACCAAAGAAGATAACAATATCGCCAACCTCTGTTGCAACGACAGTCTGCCCATTCCCATAACCACCTATGTACTCAATTTCAGGACCGCCGCCACCAGCTGCACCCATGAATATTGGTGTAAATGAGTTACGCAATAGCTGTTCCTCCAAGGAAGCCATAATAAGTAGTGCCACCGTCACGAGTTATAAATCCGTATGCTTGCACTTCATTGTTACCCGCTGCTGCTGGGGCAGACCCACCAGCCCAATCGACTGTGTTGGGCCAAGTTAATGTAACAGCCGTGCTGTGTTGAGTTATGATGAGTACGAAGGAGTAAGCAGTACCACTAGAAGGGGGGTTACTAAATGCGAATGTAGTGTTAGCAGCTATTGTCACAGAGAAGTGTGTACCTGTAGCTAGGTCACAGGTAACTGTAGATGCAGCAGATTTAGCTATGTATGTCTCTTGGTATGTGACAGGTTTAAATAGCCCTGTTGTAGTGACGTTACGCATCCCAGCATAGTCTTTGTTGGAGTCTAGTATTACAGCCTTAGAAGCAACTGCTGTACCTACTGCTGTGCTACCAATATCTAGTGCATTAAGCTCACCTACTACTGCTGTAATTCCATCTAGTACATTTAGTTCAGCGGCTGTACTTGTAACCCCATCAAGAATGTTTAATTCAGC